CACCCACCACCCAGTTGAACAGCGTCTGGTCCATCTCGTCATCCTTTTTTTATGGCTGTTCGTCAGGGACCGCGTCCCAGGCTTGAGTTGATTCATTCCATGCGTATCGGCCACCGTCAGTTGGCATTGCAACTGGCGCGTCCCACAAGCATGTGTCTTCGTTCAGTAACCAACTTGCATATGGCTTTGGCGGAATGAATGCATCACGCTGTGCGTCGTATGAATAGCCAATGCCAGCGTAGTTCTTGCGCAGTGGAGTGCCACCGTTTGCGTGAACCCCGCCGTGTGTGTTGTATGAGGTCTGAATCCATTGACCAGGACTCGAGTCCACAAAGGTGTCAAAGAATTCTGGCTCGGCGACGATGACTTGTTCGACGATGCCGTTGTTTACTTTTGCAAAATGTGCCATGTGTTTCTCCTAATTAAAGTGCGTATCGAACGATGACGATGCCGGAACCGCCTGGTGCGCTTGATCTATTCAAACCAGCATAACTTGGGCCTGTTGATGTGTTACCACCACCGCCGCCTCCTGTGTTTGCGGTTCCAGCAACAGGAGCATTTGAGTTGTCCCCACCATTACCACCACCACCAGCGCCGCCCACATTTACGCTATTGATTGCCCCGTCATAGCCTCCACCTCCACCACCAGCGTAATAACCACTTGCTCCAGTAGAAGTTGCAGACGCCCATGTTGAATCTGTATTTTTACCAACACCACCAACAGCGCCGCCAGCAGTGGCTCCTGGTCCGCCAGCCGCTCCAGCGCCGCCACCGCCGCCTTCATATACAGATGTAGTTGAATTGCCTCCAGCATTACCTTGACCAGCAGTTCCTGCTCCGCCAGAGTTTGCTCGAGATCCACCACCACCAGAACCACCAGCAACACCAGTAAATCCAGATCCAGTTGTGGGCGCACCGCCGCCACCAGATCCGCCACCTATAGCAGTGTTTCCATTAAAAGATGAATTGCCGCCATTTGTTGCTGAAGACGATGTATATACAGCGCCAGAGCCACCAGCGCCAACAGTTGCAGAATATGTTCCAGCAGAAAGACTTTGCCCAGTTACTTTTAAATAACCGCCAGCACCGCCGCCGCCGCCACCATCAGATCCGCCACCTGCTCCACCAGCAATAATTAAAGCCTCTGCTGTTAACGATGTTCCAGATGGAACAACTAAATTGCTTGACGATGTAAATGTGTGATAACGGTATCCGCCTGATGTCACAATTGTTCCACCAGTTGGCAAAGCAGTTACAGTTTTATTAACTGAATTGCTTGAAGGTGTTCCATCTTGATTAAGAATTGACACTGCAATTGTGTCGCCAGCAGTCTGTCCATACACAGCCGCAGGAACTGCAACAGTTGCAGATCCAGCAGTAACTGTGACATTTGTAACATCTGCAACAGTAACACCACCTTCAGAAAAACGAACAGTAACTAAGTCTGTTGCGTTGGTAACAGACAGCGTAAGATTTGATGCGGCTCCTGCGTAAATCGTGCCGGTTACGCTATTGATGGTAGGAATCAAGTTTGTGCTGACCCATGTAGTGCCGTTGTAAAACTCAATTGATCCTGTGTCTGTGTTGTACCGCTGTGATCCAGCAACAGCACTTGCAGGTCGCGATGCTGTATCGCCTGACGGAAGCGTCATGGCACTGTTTATCCTGATCGTGTTTGATAAATTTCGTGCTTTGCTCATATCGATTCCTTATGCCGTAAATGTGCCGGACGATGTGAAGGTGTGGTAGGTGTAGCCACCTGCTGAAGTAACTGTTCCGCCCGTTCCGCGTTGAGCGCCAGCGTAGCGAATAATTACAATACCAGAACCACCAGAGCCAGCAGTTCCACTAGAATTTCCTCCAGCACCACCACCGCCACCGCCAGTATTTGCAGTTCCACTTGTTCCAAGGAAATTGATAGCGCCACCGTTACCGCCACCGCCCGTTCCGCCCGTTCCGCCTGAACTTTGATATGACCCACCAGCACCGCCACCAGCACGGAATGTCCCTAGTGATTGCCAATTTAAACCAGCCCCACCATTACCGCCATTTCCGCCACCATCAACACCTACAGCGCCAGCACCGCCACCGCCACCACCGTTATAGTTTGGATTGGCATTTCCATTTCCACCAGCATTTCCTTGCCCAACAGTTCCCGACCCAGCACCAGTGGTGGAATATCCTGAAGCGCCGCCTCCAGAACCTCCCGATGCGCCGCCAAAAGAACCGCTACCTCTACCACCGCCACCGCCACCTATTGGTGTAACAAGAGCGCCGAAGGCAGAATTTGCACCGTTTGAACCATCTGTTGGAGAGCCTGAAGCACTTCCGCCAGTGCCCCCAGCACCAATTGTTATTGTGGAATTACTTCCAGAATTAACAAATGTTGTACCAGTTAAATAGCCGCCAGCGCCACCGCCACCGCCGCCAACATAGCCGCCCGAACTAAATGTTCCGCCACCGCCACCGCCACCAGCAATCGCAAGATAATCAACTGCATAAGACAGCAGAAATGCTTGCGACCAAGCAGTTCCGTTGTAATACTCCATTGCTACAAGGTCAGTATTCCATCGTTGCATACCAGCAACGGGAGATCCTGGACGCTGGGCTGTAGTTCCTGAAGGCAAATCAAAGTAACCAGTGCTTGAGTTTGTTTGATCAGATACAGCAGTCGGCGTTACAGCCACCGTTTTAAATGTGTTGTCACCAGCAAGGAATGTCGTACCGTCACGCGTTCCAGTCGCATTCAATTTGCTGATATTTGTAGTTCCATCAATCAGGCCAGAACCGTTAAACGCGGCCACATTAAATGTGCCAAACGCAACAATGTTGAGTTCGTCGTTTAGTGCGGCACCAGAGGCCAGCACAATGCTTGTACCACTTGATGCAGTAAAGTCTGTGCTGTCAAGGCGGACACCGTTCAGATAAATGTCAGCAAAGCCAGCGTCATAAGTTAGCGTGTTGCCATTGCTGTCTGTGCCTGTGAAAGTCGTTTGGCCAGCAGTTGCAATGTATCGATAGCGTTGGCTTGTTCCGTTGACGCTTGATCCAGCAGGTACCCAGCCAGTGCTTGCACGCACAAACATTGCGTTGCTTGTGCTGTTGAAATATAGGTCGCCAACTTGTAGCGCACTGCCGTTGTTTCGCAGTGTTGGAGCAGTTGCTTTGGCGCCCTGGTAAGTATCAGCATAGTCGTTGATGCTGGACACATTGGCGGCAACAGTTGGAATGTCAGATGCAACAGTGGCCACAGCAGTAACATCAGCAGAAATTCCTGCAACAGTCGTCACATTGGCCGCTACACCAGCAACCGTGGTCACATTGGCGGAAATGCCAGCAACAGTTGTGACATTGGCGCTTACACCTGCAACGGTAGTTACATTTGGCGCAATACCGGCAACAGTGTTTACATTACCTGCAACTCCTGCAACAGTCGACACATCGGCAATGTTTGTACCTACCGTGTTGACATTTGCAATGTTGTTTGCAACTGTATCAATTTCACTAGTAGGCTCGTTCAAGTCATTGGCAACAGTCGTGATCGCGGCGATGTTGGTTGCGGCAGTATTGATGTTGGTCGAGTTTGTTGCAACAGCATTAATGTTGGTGCTGTTACCAGCCACAGCATTGATGTTTGTTGAGTTCCCTGCAACAGAATTCACATTTGCAATGTTGGTTGCGGTTGTGTTCACATTGGCAATGTTGGTTGCCACAGTGGTGATGTTTGCGTTGTTGCCTGCGGCAGTGTTTACGCTGGCAATGTTGGTGCCAACGGTATTCACATTTGCAATGTTTGTAGCCACCGTCTCGATTTCAGAAACAGGCTCATTAAGGTCATTGGCCACAGTAGTGACTGCGGCAATGTCAGTAGCAACAGTCGCCACGCTGGCGCTGTTAGTTGCAACGGTTGTAACATTGGCAGAGATGCCAGCCACTGTGGTCACATTGCCAGAGATACTGGCCACAGTATTCACATTGGCGATGTTGTTGCCAACAGTGTTTACATTGGTAATGTTGGTTGCAACAGTTTCAATCTCAGACACTGGCTCGTTAAGATCAGCCGCAACGGTATTGACAGATGCGATGTTTGTGCCAACGGCAGTCACACTGGCAGACACTCCGGCAACTGTATTGACATTGCCAATATTGGTTGCAACGGTGTTGACATTTGCAATGCTCCCGGCAACAGTGTTAATTGACGCAATGTTTACTGCGTCTGTATCTAGGTTGTCAGCACTATCAGCCAGTCGAACAATGTCGGCTACCAGCGATTCAGCATCAGCGGCGCTCGTGATTGGCAACAGTGCCGCACGGTCCACAGAAGTTTGAAGTTGTTGGATCTGAATCGTTGCACGGTCCAGGGCGTCGGTGATCACCTCAGGGTAGAAGCCGCCCTGGTTTGTCAGGTCGGTCGGCTGAAGGTTTTCAATATCCGATGTAATAACCAGGTTGAAGCCAGCCGCCAAAGCGCCAGCAGTCAGCGTGATTGTGCCGCCTGGGTTTGAGTTTTGGTCTTCGTTAACTACGGCAGTGAAGTTTGTGCCGAGCGTCAGCACCGTTTCCACATTGGTGGCGACGGTGAGTCTCACGACTTCCAGGTCAGACGCCTGGAAGACCTTGAATGTATAAGGGAAAGTTGCGGCTGTTCCGTTACCAATGAACGGACCGGCTTTCCGGCTATTTGAACTTATGGTCATGGACGGAACTCCTGGACGATTGTGAAGAGACTAAGCATTGTGGATGTGGATACGGGTACCTTACTGTCTTGACGATTCGCTTGCTTTGCCTGTTGCCAGGCCGCGAATGTAGTCAACATCAGAGGTGGGTTTAATCTTTCCGCGCTCGACATCGATGGCATAACCAATCGGTCTGCCAAGCACGGTGACGGGGATGCCGGTAGCCAGGCTGATCATCGTCAAGATGTCGCGAACATTCTTGCCGGTGACCTCTTTGTCAGGGTCGGCAATATTGATGCCAGCCTTTACCACGCCAACCGTCGCGCCCTCGAGCGTTGAGACAGATGGGCTGGTGGTCATGCGGTCATCGTATGGCTTATTGTTAAACGCGTTGAACGGCACGGTTGCGGCAGTACCAAACGGCACCAGGGCTACAGCACCACGCAATTGAGAACCGAAGAACCAGGACATGAAGACATCCATGTAGCCGTCGTCATCGTCGTCGTCCCAGCCTCCGCCAAGCGACCGAACGATTGCGTCAGCGGCCAGCATTGGCAAACCAAACCCAAGCAGGTAAGTCATGAACAGTTTGCCTTTGTTGCCACGCCATCCAAGGTCACGGAAGATCTTGATGTATTCGTTGGCATTCAGGTTGGCGATCATGTTGAAGTAGCCAGAGAACTGAATCAGCGTCTTGTAGAACGGCGATCCAACCTCAAACGCGGACAAGTCTTCAGGCTGTAGGCTGGACTGCGTCATGCGCACTGCGGCGTCTGCACGCTTGATTGCCTCTTTGCTTGCGGCCTCTTCACCCACATCGACGCCAAGTTCTGCGACAGTCTGGTTATACGATCCGACCCAGGTCACCACATCGACAAAGTTCTGGAAAGCCTGTTGCAAAAAGTAGCCGTGCTTGTTGGACCACTTTTGGATCTTGTCAAACTTGGTCGGATTAATCAGCAGGTCGTTCATCATGTCCTGCACTTCAACCATTTGATTGCTCATGCGGTCAGCCATAAATGGCGACAATTCAGCAACAAACTCAGCCTGTGCAGTTGGACTCTTCATGTAGTCAGCCAAAGCCGATTTCATGTATTTGCCTTCAACTTTAAGCAGTGCAGGGAAGAAGCCAGTCACCTGTTGCAATGCGTTGGTGATGTTGGCAAACATGATGCCGATGCCGGTACGGTTGCGAACAGCACGCCAGAAGTTGTCGACGCTTCTGTTCATACCTACTTCGCTTGTGATCTGGCGGGCAGAACGGTTAAGCCAAGGGATCAGCATGTCTTCGATCACGGTTGGATCGATGCGGGTAATCGTATCTGCAAAATCGCGCTTGCGTAGGATCTTGAGCGTGTCGCGAATTGTTGGCTGGACTCGAGCAAAGCGGATCACATCATCGATGTGCTTGGCCATCACGCGAATGTCAAGCGACAACGGTTTGTTGTATTCAACACGAGCCTTTGTAAATCCTGCGCCAGTGCTTGGCATTGATTGACGGAAGTCGCTCTCGAGTTGCTCCATCTTTGCCTGGCGCTGGGCGTCGCGAACTATGAACGGGTCAGTTTTTGCCGGAACATATCCGCCACGGTATGTGCCAAACGGCGTAACCACCGGGCGGGCCTCGACTTCTTTGAAGTAGTAGCCGAAGATTTCGCGATGCGCCTCTTGCGCCATAGGCTTGAGTTCTTCATTTAGATCCCATACGGATTGCACAAAATCAAAGTCGGCTTTAGTCAGCACGCCTTCGTCAATCATGCGGTTCATGAAAGTATTCCAGCGCGAGGTGTCGACAGATCCGTCCTCGTTAATCTGTCCCCAGCCACGACCGGCAAGCAACTTTTTCATGTTGCTGTCGTTACCAATGTGCATCAATGCGCCAAGAATCTCAGCCTTACCAATGCCACCGTTTTCGTTTCCAAAGGTGTAGTTCAGTTCTGGCGCGTTGATCTTTTGCACAGGCAGATCCAGTTTGCTGATCATGTCGACATAGTCTTTGACATAGCGGTTGCGATCAACGCGGTACTGGTCAAGAGCGGCACGCAATGGGCGCCAGATGTAGTTGGTAAATGGACCAGGGCCACCAGGGCCGTCGGTTGCATCAGCCCAGTGTTCGACCTTGCGGGTCAATGCCTTGGCGTTGTACAGGGCACGGATGGCTTTTTCTTTCTTGCCTGGCGCCATGCGTTCACCGGCCACTTCGGCAGGCACACCAATCTCTTCCAAGCGTTTATTGAGGTCTTCAATGATTGAGTTCAAAGCCACAGCCTTGCCTTCAATCATGACTTCGTTTTCTCGCTTGGATTGGAACCACAACGCGTCGACGATTTCCTTCATCGTGCGGAATTCGTTGAGCGTAAGTTTTTTGTAGTTGCGAGGACCAGTAGTAGCCTCGAGCAGGATAGGCTCGATGTCAGCGTACAGGTCTGGGTTGTATGCTTTGAGTTGCTCGACAAACTTGGCAGGCTCGACATCACGCGGTCCAAGGCTGTAGTGGCCAAGGATGAAGCGTGCGGCATTGACCAGATCGATGTTGCGATTCTTGGCCATCTTTGCATCGGCCTTGAAAATCTTGGTAAAACTGTCGATTGCTTTGTCGATCTCTTTGCGTGCAACAACTGCCTCGAGTGCAAGTTGATTGTTAAGCAGTTGATTTTGTTTTGCCTTGGCCGCTTCAGTAGTCTTGCCAGCCTTTGATGCTTTGGTGCTTTCCTTGGAGGCGCGGGCTTCTGCCAGCGTGTAGTCACGCGGACGGATCTCTGCGATCACCTTGTTGCCAATAAGTGACTTGGCCGCAGTCTTAGCGGCCTGAATCATCAAGCGTGCAGGTTGTGTGGCTTTAGCAAGGTAGCGCAATTCAACAGCCACAAAGCGGGCGCGTGCCTCGTTGTGCAATGCCTTCTGCACTTCGAGTTCGATGCTTGCCGGGTCCATCAAATCGGCGTATTCCTCGAGCATGCGGTTATCTGTGCGTTCGTCGATTTCTTCTTTGATTGGTTTGGCTTCAAGCAGTGAGCGGACCAATTGATCACCAGATTCAAATTCGAACATTGATGCCACCAGGTCAGGCGACAGGCCGTCTTCGGCCAGCATGCCGTACTTGCCATAGCCAAGTTTGGCCAAGTCAGGTGCAGGTATAAGCGATTCTTTGCTTTCAGGATAAAGCGCCTTGACATCGGCAATTTTGAGTTTGTGGCCAGCCAGGGCTTGGATCTCTTGGCCGTTCTCGTCCATTGCGACGCCACGCTTCAAGAATTCCATTGCCTTGTAGACGCGGTCATTCTGAACTTCTGCGGCTACCTCTTCGCGCACACCTTTGCGAATGTCTGCGGTTTTGGACTGCATTTCTTTGAGCACACGCGAGCGTGCATTGCCAAGCCACTTCAACTGGCGCAGGCTTGCCTGGGTCAATTCTGTAATCGATACCTCGGTGGCTTCTGCCATCATTGATTGATATGCGGCCCACTCTTCATCGGTCATGCCGGACTCTTCCTGAGTCTGGTACATTGGCACCATGCTGTTGACTGCCTCGGATTGCTTGATCTGCTCTTCGCTGGCCAGCATGCGGTCCATCACTTGACGGACTTCGCCGGTCAGGATTGGCAAATCTTCTCCGTTTTCTTGGCGATAGATTTCGTTGAGTTCTTCGCGGATTGATTTGTAGACACGACGCAACCAGGCACTGAACCGCTCAAATATTGATTGCATCTGCACGCTTGGTGCTTTGCCTTCAAACAAATAGATCTCGTAGTTGTAGGCCCATGATTCGTGGTACTTGCGTTGCTCATCGAGCGACAGCGCGTTCCAGGTGGCCAGGTCTTTGACGCCAAACCAGTCAAGCACGGTTTGCATGTCTTCCTTTGCCTGGTCTGTTGCATCGGGGCGCGAGGCCATGTCAGCGTAAACCGTCAGGAAGAAATGCGCAGTCTCATGCAGGAAGGTGGACATGTCCGCCTTCTCGTTGAGAATTGTTGTCAATCGTTTTGGATCAAAGCCGCCACGCTCTGGTTGGCGCAGTAACTGAGCCTGTGCCGCAGGCGGGAAAAACTTAGCCACTGCCTGGGCATCAGCCTCGTCAAATGTCAGGGTTCCATTGCGCAACTCAGCCGATGGTGCCGCCGCCTTGATTTCAGCCTCCTGGGCCTCGAATTTGCGGATCTCTGAGGTGAGCATTGCATAGCGTCGTTTCGTCGCCGCAGGGGTCGCTGTAGCGCCCGCCATGGGCATCGAGTGCATGCCATGCTGTTCGACAGGAACTTTGGTGTGGGTTGGCCCAAGAAGCACGGCCACGCCTTGGTCAAGGCCAGCGCCTGGAATGTAGACCCCATCAAACCCGGCGTCCAGGATTGCGGACTCGACCGCGTTAAACCACATGCCACGGTCATCACGGCCCATAGCCGATGCTTGGGCACGAAGGCCTAGCGGGTCAGCCGATGCGTCGTATAGGTTGTCAAGGTAGACGGCATGCACATTGCCGCCAACTCCGGCTTCTGGACGGATACCATTGCCGGTGTCTACATAAAAGTGGACGCGTTGAGATAGGCGAGGGTCGGCGCTGGCCAAGCGGCCAGCCTCCGCGCCCTTTAGCCCTGTTCCGTAGGAGGTTCCGGCAAGATCTGTGCGAGGTTGCTTTGAATAGTGGATACCAAGGACTGAAGTTGCTCCATCCCTGGCTGTGCCATATCGTTGGGCAACATCGAGATCGCTTGTTCGTAAGCGTTGAACGCCGCCACCTCCGGCTCCTGATTGGGCAAAGACTGCGGGTTTTCCATAATCTTCCTTTCGTTTCTTGTTGCGCTTTACAGCGCGGTTTTGCTCTGCGACAGCATCGTCGTAGGTCTTGGACTTTTTGCCGTCCGAGATCTTGTGCCAGCCGTAGTACGACTGGTCCAGGGCCATAAATACGACATTTGGCTCGCCGTTATTGAACGGGCTAAATGCCTCTTTGTTCCAGCCTTCGGGCGCCTGGGTGTCATCCCAGGGTAAACGCGAAGACGCAACGAATCCGTGGGCCGCGTAGAACTCCGGCAGGATCGTCTCGAATGCATCAAGTTTGGTGCCACCAGCGGCCACGGCCAACTCCATGACAGAGCGGCCAGCACCCCCCTGGGAAAACACCGATACGATGTCCCCGTCTGGTTTGACTGCCACGCCAGACAGGCCGTCTTCAGCAAGGAACAGGCGCATGCCTTTGTAGTCCTCGACCGAATAGACATAGACTGCGGCGCCCATGTCTCCACTGGCTTGTTTGCTTGCAGTGATGGCATCAGAGAATCGTTGTGCATTCTGTTCTTTGCCTTGCTCCAACTCGTAGAACTTGGGCACGGTAATACCGTTGTTGCGGTACACACGGGCCAGGCCTGCGCCTGCTTTCCATTCCTGCGAGAAGGTGACAAGGAGTTTTTTTAGAACCCGAACTTTTCCGCCATCTCCACTGCTTTTTGCCGTGTAAGACCAGGATTGTTTTTGATCGCCGCTTCGATTGGATCTTGCAATTCTGGTTGCGACGGCGCCTGCGAAGAGCCGTTTTTCTCTTTGAGTAAAGCCTCCAGTTTCGGCCTGCTCCCCTCCAGCGACCTGCGCTTGCTCATCTTGTAGTCGTGCTCGTCTTGCGCGTTCATCTTTAGACTCCTTCTTTAATGCGTTGTTGATCTTTCGATCGGAAATGCCGAGATCACGCGCAACACCTGCGGCGGCGTTGGCGTAGTCTGGGGCATCTTCATCACTATACCCGTCTGTTGACTCTTGGTCAACATTATTGTCTTTGGCTGATTCGTACAGTCGTTTTTCTGCATACCAGAGAACAGCCTGCAAATCGGCCATGGTCAGGTCTGCATAAGCCGGATCGGCTTGTAACTCAGCCAGGATCTGGGCAAAGACTGAGCGGATGTAGGTTCGCTCGTGAGGTCCAGCAGGGGCTTCCTTTTGGCCATCGTTGTACTTGGCCAGGCTATTGCCTGCTTTGCGGACCTCTTCACCTACCTTGGACTCGTTCATCTGCTCGCGCAGTTTGGGGTCCATGGAAGCCTTTTGAATGGCGTCAGCAAGGCGATTGATTTCGGTGTTGGCAATGTCTACGCCAATGACATCGGACAGTTGCTTGGCCTGCTCTGGCGTTGCACTGCGGATGGCGGCGTCTAGACGGTTTGTAGCCACCTCGACATGCTTTGGCTGGCTCTTGATCAGCGTGCCGGTCCAGCGGCCCCAGGTACGGATCAACCAGCGGTCCATGGTCAGGGAAGTAAAGTCACCGTATAAGTTCGAGAAGAACCCGTTGCCAATCTTTGGTCCAATGATGGCCGAGCCTTTGACCACGGTGTCGGCGTGCTCGCCGCCTGGCTTCAAATCTTTGCTGATTGCGCTGATCTCGCCAACCGTAAAATTGGTCTGCATAAATTGGCGCAGGTTTTTGATACCCCAACCTTTGACCAGTTCGTTGAACAGCGCCAGCGAATCATTGATCGCGCCTTGGGCCTGTCCACCTTTAATGTTGGTGGGCATGACCTTGTTTTCTTTGTAATAACTGTATGCCTTCTCGGCCAGTTCAAAGTTCTTGTCGACCTTCAGCCCGTTGGATGTGACGGCCAACGCCCAGGTAAATGCAAAGCGTGCGTCTTCGTTGGTCGCAATCTCAGGGTGGACCAGCGCCATAACGGCCAGCGCCTGGCGTGTTTTTTCGTCGTACCAGCCAATTGCGTTGGGGTTTTGCTCAAGGGCAAACAATGCATCCTTGACGCCCACGCGCACCAGGTAATCGGTGGTCTGTGGTGATGGCACAGAGACATCAACACCAGCGGCGCCAGCGGCCTCTTGCACAGCCTTTTGAATTGCCAACTTAAGGTCGCGGCCTTTGTTCCACACCTGGCTCTTGGCCACCTCAAGTGCAGACTTCAGTTCGGCCTGGTCGTCGACAGTTTCAGGGATGTCTGCTTGCGCATCAATTGCGGCAACATCATCGCCTTCTGCATCCTCTTCGCTGTTAATCGCATCAGACTCAGTCAGTGTTTCGGTTTGTTGGATTGACTCTTGGCCACCCTGGCGTAGGATGTCGGCATTCTCGCGTGACCAGGTGCCATCATTAAATGGCGACTTGACTGCGGCAGGATCAAACACAACAATCTCGCGTGCATCGGGCGCGATCTCAAGGATCACACCGTCGTAGCCCTGGGCCTGCAATTCAGCAGTGAATGCGTCAGCGGCTTCGCGGCCACCGGCACGAATGCGAGCCTTATCTTCCATGGTTGCCATGTAAGGGTTTTCCAGGCGTGCATACAGCGGCATGACATTCTCGCCAGCCAAGCCAGTGCGGCGCTTTTGCATGGCATAAATGTCGGCCATGTCTGCGCTGTCGGTAAGGTAGACGCCAGTGCCAAGCCAGCCACTGTCTTTGCGGTTTGGATGGTCAGGATCGAATGCAGTGACATTGTCTGCCGTGCCGTGATACAGCATTTGCGGACGGCCCTGCTCGTTCTGGAAGATCGATGTACCAAACCAATTGCGGAATGGATCGCTGTCGATGTTGACCTGTTCGTTTTGATTGAACAATGCCATGCCACCTGCTTGACCTTCTGCACGCTCAACGCGGTACATGTAACGGTCATAGAACTCGGACGGCATGATTTTGAGTGATGCGGCTTGCGTGACAACGAAGTCGCGCACAAGTTGTGCATTGATGCGTGCGGCGTTGTCAGTGTATTGTTTGGTTGCTTTAAGTTGCTGGAACATCGTGCTCTCAACCTGGCGAGCAGATTTCACAAACTCCTTGTTTGTCATCTCAACTTTGGCGTTGGACTCCATCTGAGTTTTCATAATCTCAGCCTGGTTGTCGATGAACTCTCGTGCCTCGCGGCGCGTCATCATCTCGCCTTCAATGCGTAAATCGTCAATCAGCGCAGTGCTGAACTCAGTTGGCGCAATGTTAGTTTGGTACTCAGTCACTGGGATGGCAATGTCACCACCAGTTGCAATGGCTGTGTCAAGTTGATCTCGGACAGAAGGCGATACCTCGGCAACGCGTTCTGCTAGGCCAGATTGCTTGAGAGTGTTTCCGCTGATGTAGACAGTAGTGACATCAGACTCTTGTGATACTTGGTCAATCCATTCACCAAATGTTTCAGCACTGCGTGCGCGTACTTTGCTGGCGCGTGAAAATTCTTGCACCTTTTCAAATGCCTTTGCACTGCGCTCGGCAGACTCAGCCTGCAACATGGTGCCTCGATAGTTGCCAGGCACTTCGACCAATGCGGTCGGAATCTCAGCAAACGCTTCGAGCAATATTTCGCCAGGTTTGAATTCGCCGGTCAATGCCTGCGCACTTGCTTCACCAGCGGCACCACCTACGGCTTGTACTGCGCCTTCGCCAACAACTCGAGTACCAACACTGGTCACTGTTGGGCGTGCGCCTTTGAGTAGTTTGCCAGCCATGCCAGCCGTCAATGCGTCAAACAACGCAATAGGCACGCCGCGTTTAAGCGCCTTGTCTTTTGCCTCGGCCATGATTTTTTCATCGGTCAAGACTTTGTAGACCTCATTGGGGTCCGTCATATTGGCGCCGCGAGATGACATCACCTCATCAAGGGTAGATGCATATTCTGTAAAGAAACTGGTTGTGCCTGCGGCAGTAGCCACAGCAAGTGGTCCAAGCGGAACGCTTGCCGCTGTAATGGCCAACCCAGGAACTCCAACACCAATCGATTGAAAAATAACTTCTTTGACTGCCTTAGGGTTTGCAACAATTGCGCTGAATGCTTCTCCAAATGTTTTGGCGTCACCGATGTCGGCCAAACCTCGCTGAATGTCTTGAGGTATAGGAAACCTTTCAACATTTCGTTGGTAATTTGCAAGGCTTACAGATTGCTGTACTTTTGGGTCAAACGAAATTCCATTGGCTTCAGCCGCCGCTTGTTGACGATTGCGAAGACCTTTCATCATTGCTGTGTTTTCCAACATCAACGCAATGTTTTTCTTTGCTTGTGCATAACCATATTGAAGAGGCTCTGTGATCTCTTCTAGGAATGATCTCTCGATTGGTTTGATCGTGCCGTACTCACGCTCGATGCCAGCCATGTTGGATGTATCGTCGTGCGAAATCTTTGCATTGTTTGGATCACTCATCCATCTCCCTAGCAGTGGAGATTTTTGTAGCGTGCTATCAAAGTAATCAAGTTGCACATTGCGGTTTACTTGCGCGTAGTTGCGCTGAACAATGTCAACTGGAACTCCTGATTTGTTTGAAAGATTTTTTGCGCGTGCCGCTTCATCAGGATTTGTGTCAAGCGACTGATACAAACTAGAACGAAGCCGTACTTGTTTTTCATCCTCAAGTCGAACTGCCGCATTCTCCAAGGCTGGCTCCGATGAAGAACCAAACCTTTTCTTTGCGGCGGAAACAAATTCGTCTTCTGGTATTTGCATCATGTTGTATTGTCCTGTTACTTCTGTTGAATACCGTATGTGTCGTACAGCAAATCTTCAACATCCTTCTTAGTCGGGTTTTTGTTTCTGGTGTTATTGATGATCGCTTCTCTTGCTCTTGCACGCTGTGCATCTGTGAACTCTGGTTTGAATTTGCCTTCTTCACCACGAGCACGAGCCTCAAAGCGATACATGTTTGGATCTGGCCTAAACCAAGATCCAGTCAATACTTCACCTTGAATCACTAAACCATCAATGATTTTTTGACGCTGGTTCTGGTCTAATTTGCCACCGTTTTGTACTTGAGCGGCAAACAACGCCTGGTTGGCTTGTGATGTAAACATGCCAGCCTTTTCATCTTTCAAGCCTAATTGTTTAATCGTTGCGCTAATTTGTTGTTGCGTAGTTACAGCCTCTGGGGCCTCATTCTTTGTGCCAATTGTGCGTTGCAAGTTGATAAAGTGATTGCGATCCCCAGGAGATAATTTGTCAAAGTATCTGCGCAAGTCGAACTTAGTTGGATCTTTAAAGTCAGGATTTCTGATGGCTTCCTGTGTCAATTGATAGTAAACATTTGAGTCAGTCTTGACCTCAACACCTTTAGTGCGCGCCTCAAGATCAGCCTTGGCTGTGCGTTGTAGGCTTGCCAAGTCAGCGCCATCCATGCCAGCCAAAACAGTTGCTGGAACTTTTTTAAAGTCACCAGTCTCTGAGTAAACGCGCCAGGCTTTGTCTTTTGCTTCGCCTTGAGCACGCTGAATGATTGTGTTTTTTTCTGTATCGAATATTTTGAGACGCTGAACAACAGCATCTTCTTCTTTGCCAGACAAGGTGGTGCGTGCTTTTTCTAAAGCCGCCGCAATGTTGTTGCCACTGTCGGCCCAAATCTTGTCTGCAATGCCCTGCTCTTTTGCGTCTGATGTGCCAATCTCCAAAGCCTTCTTTGCTCTTTGGTAAGTCTCTGGCGTCATCTCGTTGCCGTAGCGTTGCAAATAATCGCGGGCGTCGTCCAAGTTCTGACCATCGATTGCGGCTTGCACTGCCTGGCCATGGATTGAATTGGTTGCTTTAAGAATCAATTGCTGGCGCTGTGCACTGTCTGCTTCATAGCCAAGTTTGTCAGCCAGCACATTGGCTTCTTTCTTAGCCGCACCGTAATAGATTGCAAAGTCACCTTGAGGATTTCTAAATCCAGCAGAGTAGCGAACAGCATCATTGACCATTGTGTCAACTTTTGCGCCAGTCTCTTTTACATCGTAGTCGCGTTGTTCAACAAGTGAATGCTTGATGATCGAACTGTTGGCACTGCGCATGCGAACGCTTGCGGCGTTCTTGAGCAACATTTTTTGAACATCGTTTTCTGTTTTGCCCAGCACATCAGTCAAAGCCGCATCTAAATCGTTGCGGGTTTTCATGGTTGCGCCAACCGCTTCTTTGCCCTTGAGCGTCAGGTATTTCGTTTCAATTGTGTCTGCTTGCGCGGCAAAGGTGTTATAGAGTTCTTTGCTTTTTGCGTCGTCCAGTTCGCCCTGTAGGCGGTCCGCAATCTTCATCACGGTAGTGCCAAACGACTGCACGGCTTGACCTGTCTTTTGCAATTGCTCACCAGTGAAGTCGCGCATTGGCTCCACGGTCGGAGCCTGGAATGCAGGCATGTTGCCTACACTTGGGTCTTGGGTCGGTAAATCGTAGACGGGTACTGTTGCCATGATTTGTCCTTATTGTTCTATGCCAAGTCTTGCGGCCATAGCGGCAAGTTTGCGATCCTGATACCAGGCATTGGCTACAG